GCTGACGCATGCAGCAGGATAGGGCGCAACAGTCGGGCGGGTCACTTCATCGTAGAGCGGCGCGGTGTGCGGAAAATCCGGCAAGCGTGGCTTGCGCAAGTCGAGCCAGGCCGGGACTGGCAGAGGGCCAGCACCAGGCGCTGCACGATACTGCTCAGCGGGCGCAGAGACTGGCAGAGCAGCCTCCTTGCCCGCGCCTTTCGAGACATTTCCGTAGACACCGGAGATAGCGAAGTAGAAGAAAGCCGGGACGCATATCGCAGCAGCACCGACAACAAAAAAAGCCTTCGGGATTTTTCGCTTGCCGGTGTGCAGCGAAGCAGACTTGTACCAAGCAAAGACTTCTTTCGGGAAGCCCTGCATTGAAACCGTGCCATTTCGACCGGAACCCTGCTTCTCGCATTGAGCGTTGACAGAGTCCCACTCAATACAAGAAATCATTTCTCCACCGAAGGCACGCTTTAAGTGACGGTGCCAACCGGGCGAGCCGATCAAGCGACGCACAAAGTTATCAATGTTCTGAGGATGCTGGGTAATCAAATAAAAATCCATTCCGCGCCTGCGATGCTCTGCAAGCATCTTTACCGCGTCAGGAACCGCAGCAGAAGCAGAACGCACTGGAATGTCGTTGTGACATTCATCAATCAGAAAGATAGTCCCGTCAGGCTCCGCTTGCCAGTCTTTGAAATCTATCGCTTTCCAGTTCGCAAGCGGACCGCCAGCAACGGGCGCGAAACGCCCGTTATGACAGACTGGACGACCTTCTTTCTCCGCACGCTCCATCACCCACTTCAACGTGAAAAGAGTCTTACCAGCGCCGTTCGACCCAGTTATTAGATGGAGCATATTAGTTCCAAATAAGTCTCTTGAAAGTACCGGCATTCAAGCCGTTCATGAGCAGATTCGCGGTAAGAGCAGCGATGTAAATCGAGAGACAAGTGCCGACCTTGCAAAGCGCAAGTATTGCGACAATATCAGCCGGCAAACCGCCGAGGCTGTTAGATATAAGCCCCTCAAGGTACTCAGTTGCATGCTGCACACCGTAGTATGTGATAAACGAAACGCCCAGGGCGACAAGCACACGCGCAACAACAGAGCTAGCGATCGATACAAGTACGCCGCCAAGGAGTGCAGGAAGAACAGGAAGGGCCATGACTAACTCCGGTTAGCGAGAATGCGAACAGCAGCTATCGAAGTGATAACTACGAGAATATTTCCAAGTATTTCGAGGTAAGGGCAAATAGTCGAATACGGGATTGAAAACTTCCAGTTCGGCCCCTGAATGACGCGGTCCGCAGGACAAGCACCTTTACCAGATAAAAAACGGTCAGACGTGCCGGACATAAGAGCGCCAATATCAACAGAGCCATTACCTTCCAGAGAGCCAGTTACTTTTCCAGTAACTGTCCTAGCTGCAAGGTAAGCACGGAATTCGTCGTTATCAACGTCATTTGCTTCGCAATTGCGTTTGTGCTGCTCTTTCGCTACCGCACACTGTATTGCGTCACCTTTACACGTGAATCCGGCTGAACAGGAGCCGCCAAAAGAAGAGGAACCCTTGCCGGAGCCGTCTCCGTCCCCGTCCCCGTCTCCGTCATCGGCCCCCTTCCCGCCGTACGGCGGTTTGCCACCTGGGCAATTGACGCTACCAGCGTTCGACCTACAGTAATCGGTATCACTGACAGTTTTCGTAGAAACGTCAGTAGTTGTCGCTCCAGTACTTTTGTCAGTCGTTTTTGTTGTTGTAGTTGTCGTGCATTTGCCCGCAGAGCAACTTGTGGATGTAGTGATTTCCACGCGTTCACGTCCGTTTTCTTCCACCTCAGTTTTTGGGACATAATCAACCCCCGATTTCCCGACATTTGGAACACACACAGAAACGCCGTTAACTTGCCCTGAATATCCATCTTTGCAAGTAGCAGGTATAGGCTCAGCTTTAGGATTTGAATAAGTGGGTTCAGGGCCATTAGAACCACCAGGAGCGCATGCAACGCCGGAAGTGCCAGCATATTCCGGCACATAACGTCCGCGAGTTGACCAAGAGCCATCATCGTTTTTCCACGATATATCGGCCTCAAACTTTATCGAACAACCCACATCGGGACGCGAATCCGGGTAGGGTATATAGCACTGCGAACTATCATCTTCTATCCGGCCTGGATAAACAGTATTACCGGCAACACCCCAGGAATGATGATCGATAGATGCCTGAGTGCAAACAGTCGTCGGACTTGCTTGCGCAACACACTGAGAACCCTCTTGTTTGTACCCAGAATTGCAAGTACAAGTATCACCCGCAGATGACGACGAATTAGCCGGGCACGAATTCACAAGCCAAATATAAGTGCGGTACTGATAATTACTATAATCACCGCCAACTGGAGAACCATTATAAGTACCGGTCCAATAACCCACAAAAAGGTTTGACGCACAATGAGAACGATGAAAAGACGGATTCGTCCATGTAGTGGGTCGAGTAGAAGCAGAAAGGGCAGATTCAGCAGCAGAACACGCAGCCTCAAAACTCGGAAAAAGCGTACCGCGCCCGATTTTTTCGACCCAAAACATCTGAGGCACAGGAAATGCAGCGTGAGCTAGCGAAGAAAAGCCCAGGAGCAAAGCGAATATCAAGCGGTAAATATGAGCCATAGTGCCCCCAGGAACGAAAGCAGATAGAGAAGACCCATTTACAGCTCCTTTAAAAAAAGCCCGAACGGGCTCTTTTGAAAGGCGCCCCCCGTGGCCACAGGGGGCAGGAAGCGCAGTCAGCTCAGGACAGAGCGCTACGAATCCACTTGAAAGCTTTGACGCCAACGATCAGCACCAGCACACCGGCACCGATCAGCGCGATCGGAGCGGCCTGGGCTTCAATGTCGGCCACGACAGCAGACACATCGACAGCAGCAGCTTGGGCAGAAGAAGCAGCAGCGAGCACGAAAGCAGGAACTGCGACAGCGCGAGAAAAGAGCTTTTTCATGATTCACTTTCAGTAGATGAACTGTCAGAAGATTTGAGTGTCTGAATCAGCATGCGAATGCCGAAACCGACAGCCCACACCGCGGAGACAGCAACCGCGATCAATGATGCTTCCTCTGTTGTCAGGGACAGCAGCGGCAGCGAAATTTCGTGCTGCACAGTCACCGTGCATGCAGCGACGCATTCAATGACGTGTGCGGGCATGGATCAGGCCTTGGGAGACGCAGCAGGAACACGGGCAGGGGGGACGGACGTCAGACCCACCAGCTGGGCAACAATCTCGCCCTTCGACTCGCCGAAATCAGGCACTGTCAGCGCGAAAGCGGCGCGGAAAGTGCCGATCTTGGCCAGGGGCACAAGATCACGCGGCACACGCAAGCGCCCGAGAGTTTCAACCTCACCGTCATCGTTGAGCAGCAGCGCACGGGCCACAGTCGACTCATACGGCCTGCCGGTTTCGGGGTTCAGCTTTTTGGAGAGCGACTGCTCAAGCTTGAGGATTTGAATGGTGCTAGAAAACGCCATGGTGTATGCCTCTATAGTGGCTGTAGTGAAAATGAGCGAACAACCCTTAGTTCTGCTTCTGGCGGTAGACCGGGCTGTTGAACACTGCACGCTGGTCGAACTAAGTAGTAGCGGGATACGGTCGTATCCGTATCCCTGATAGAAATGTAAGGGTACAACCGTATGCAAGAGTTAGTGAAACTACTGATAGACAAGGCAGCGGCCAACCTCGGGTCTAAGGCAAATCTTGCCCGAAGATTGGGCGTGACTCCGCAAAGAATCAATGATTGGCGCAGCGGTAAAGACAGATGCATGGCACCTGACATCGCTGCAATAGGCTTTTTGGCTGGATACAGTGCTATGAACCTGATAGCTGCTGTAGCGATTGCAGAGAGCGAAGGAACCTTACGTGGAGAGGTTCTGAAGCAGGCTTTTGGGAGCAATGTGCCTGAGCTGGATCGGTATCTTTCAGCAAACAGAGCTAAAAAAATGCGATGGGCGGTTATGTATCCACACCCGACGAAGGGGCATAAGAAGCCACTCATACAGAAATCACCCCTTGCGTAAACACGGGGGAATTTCGGCATGCAAGACAAACCAGTCTTTGAAGTGCGAAAGCTTTTCAAGAACGACTTGCTGCGCATCGGTAAGTAGTGAGTAACAGGCTTCGAGAGCCTCACGGGGGTCTAAAAAGTGACCAATCAGCACAGGATCGGGCATATCGAAATCGCCGAAAGCGTGGTAACGATTTGAGTGAGCAACGCCCTCTGCGAAGGCTTTCGCGACGTACTTAGCAATGTAAGTCGCAATGCGAGCTGGAGTACGCAAGCTATGCGCCTTGCGTCTAGATACGTCGATATTTCCCCCCCTGTCACCAACCACGGCACGCCAGACCGCACGGATAGCCTCAAAAGATTTCAGCTTGTAAGGCTGGCCGTTCCCAGCAGTGCGCATGAAGTGTGACGGGACGTTCGCAAGAGCGATGTGCCAGTGAACAGCGCCACGCTTTTGGAACTCATAGCAAGCCACCGCCTTGAATTCGGGGATCAGTCGCTTGATACGACGAACGAATTCCTTGAGATCCTTTTTTGACCGAGTGAGGTCGGTCTCGTTGTAGCGGTACGTGAGAGTCAGAAGCGACCGGGCACCCATCGCTTTGCACATCTTACGGATCTTCGTTTTAGCCCGGTTAGCTGCGATCTGTGCAGACCTCGCGGCACGTTCTAAAGCCTCATCTTCATGACGCTGGATCGTGACCTCCAGGTACTTTTCGACAGCGATTGGCCCCCAGTCTTGTTCTGTCCAAATAGTTGGCGCTTTAGCTGTAACTTCTGTATGACCGTTGCCAAGATCATGGGCTTTGACGACCAGCCCGTTACCGGACTTGGATTCATATGCAGTGAGTTTTACGCCCTTGCGGTGCAAGTGCAACAACTCTTCGGGGGTAAGGCGTGCAAAAGGCTGGGTTTCGTCAATAATGCGAATCATGGCAATCAGTCGGTTTGGTTGTCGTCACGCCCCGGGCTGTTAGCGCAGCGCCGGGGTTTTCTTTGGTTCAATCGAACCGGGTTCTTAGAGCTTTCTCCCTCTATGTTCTAAAGTGTTTATTGGATAAATCTAGG